GCTAATGGCACTTATACAGAATATATAGTAGCTAATGCAACTTTAATTAGATTATATTCATCAAGCGACAACACGACTTTATCAATAGACAACGTATCAGTAAAACAAGTAGACCCTAATGATAGATGGACTGTTAGTGGTGTAGATATAGCCTTAGACACTAACGGAATAAAACTAACCACAAATGATTCCTCAAATGGTGGTATATATCAAGCCGTAACTACTGTTGTAGGTAGTAATTATAGGTTGAAATTAGATTTTGTCGCAGGTAATGTAAACGGAATAGTACAAGTAGGAACATCTGTATTTGGTGGAGAACTATATCAAAACACAAGTGTTACAAGTAATCTTATAATAAATTTTACAGCAACGGCAACAACTACATATATAAATTTAAGAGTGGCAGCAAGTGGTGCAACAGACAAGCATTGTTTTTATAATAATGTAAGCGTAGTAGAAGTACAAGGCGATAGACCAAGATTAAGTTACGATATAACAAATGGAGTAGTAGAAGATCAACCACATTTACTTTTAGAGCCGAGTTCTACAAATGTTTTTACCTTTTCTAACTTTTTTGGAAGTGGTGCATTAGAAACATTTAGTAGTGGAACACAAACACATACAGTTACTAATAATTATAGTATATCTCCTGATGGTACTAAAAACGCAATTAGACTACAAGCAACAGTTGGCTCATCAAGTTCTGACAGAGTAGTTTTAAGAGATTTAGTTACAGCAGGTGCTACAACATTTACATTCAGTGTGTATGCAAAATCTAACACTACTGACAATGTTACTTTAGGTTTCCATTCAGGAGGAGGAACACCATCTACTTTTGTAGCAACTCCTGATTGGCAAAGATTTACTTATACAGCTACACTTACAGCAACTTCAAATGTAGGTGTTGAAGTTAGAGGACATTTAACAAGTAGAAATGTAGATGTGTCTTTATTTGGTTATCAATTAGAACAGCAATCATACGCTACATCATACATACCCACAGCAGGAACAACTATCACAAGAGCTGCTGAAACTTGTAACAATTCTAAACCAAGTGTAAATAGTACAGAGGGTGTTTTATATGCAGAGATAAAAGGAGATGAAGATGGTGGCAATAGGTTTATTGCTATGAGTAATGGAGATATTACTAATTGTGTAAGAATTATATTTCTTTCAAATAATATTGTAGGTCAGGTTAGAGCAGGTGGTTCTGAAGTGTTTTTTACAGCAACATCAGGAATCAGCATAGAGCAGTATAATAAAATAGCAGTTTCTTACAAACTAAACCAATGTAAACTTTTTGTTAATGGCTCTCAAATAGGAGCAACAGATACATCAGCAACAATGCCTACAGGATTAAACACATTAGAGTTTGCTGAGGGAAATGGTACTGATAACTTTTACGGAAAAGTAAAAGGTTTAGCAGTATATAACGAAGCATTAACAGATGCACAATTAATAGAATTAACTTCATAATGGAACAACCTAATTTAGCAATGATACCTTCTGGTGTAAAAGCAAGTAAATTATATTCTATCATGCCTGAGAATGGTGTTGGGGATTTTACTTTTACTAGAAGCTCAACTGCCTATAAGTTAAATAAAGATGGGTTATGGGAGTTGTGCGCTAACAACACACCTAGATTATATTATGGGTTAACAGATGGAGTTCCAGATAGCTGTCCTTGTTTATTATTAGAGCCTGCCTCTACTAATATTATTGGGTATAGTCAATCTTTTTCTAGTTGGGGTCAAACAAGGAGTTCAGTAACTTCTAACTCCACAACTAGTCCAGACGGACAACTTAATGGCTCTAAGATGTCAGATGATGGTAGTACAGGAACAGACACTTCACAAAGGTTTTTATCAGTAACAGTAGAAGAAGATGAGGACTATCATTTTAGCGTATTTGCTAAGAAAGGTAGTATGGATTTTATAGCTTTAAGAACAGGAAGTTTTTCAGATGGAGGGGGTACTGGTGAAACATTTTTTAATTTAGCTACAGGTGCAGTAGGAACTACTTATGCTAATCACACAGCAAGTATAGAGAAATATCCGAATGACTGGTATAGATGTATTATTAAGTTTACTTCAGGAACAGATTTAAGTGGAACATTATTAATTAGACAAGCATCAGCAAATGGAACAAGTACAGTTCCTTTAGATGGTAATTCTTTTGTTTATTTATGGGGAGCTCAGTTTGAAAAAACAACTACTAGTAAAAGAGCTTCTAGTTACATAAAAAGTGATTCTAATAGTCAAACTACAAGAAGTGCAGAGACTTGCACAGGTGCAGGAGATGCTAGTACATTTAACTCAGAGCAAGGTATATTTTTTGCAGAGTTTGCTGATTTATATGATGGAAATAATTCTTCTTTTAAAAGATATTTTACATTAAGTGATGGAACAGTAAACAATGTATTGAGGATTTTGAAGCCAAGCTCAAGTACTAATAAAATTTCTTATGCAATAAGAATTGGTGGTTCGGCAGCTATAACTAATGCTAAATCAGTTACAAATATTAAAGATTTTAACAAGATAGCAGTATATTATAAAAGTGGTAACACAAAATATTATATTAATGGAGTTTTACAATCTGTTGTTACTACTACATATACTATGTTTCAACCAACCACACTTAGTTTTGGACAATTTAACGGAGGTGGTCTTTTACATAGCAAATGCAAAGATTTAAGATATTACGATACAGAGGGTATGACAGATACCGAAATAAATAATTTATTAACACAATTAACACAATAGAAAATGGGAATTAAAATTAGCAAATATGAGTTCGCAGATGAAGCAAGTGCATTAGCTAAAATCAATGCTTTACCTAGTGTAAAGAATGAGGATGGCAATGATGTTCCTTCACATAGACATACTATTGTTAAGCTAGGAAACATAGTTTTAGAGCAAGGCGAGTATGATGAAGAAGGTGAAGAAACTAAAGCACCTGTACTATCAGAAAAATATCATGTAGATGTACTTTGGAAAGACTTAGAAGAGACTGACGAAGACGGAAACGTAACTGTAGACCACCCTTATGGATGGAAGAGTTATGCACTTGATTTAGATAGTGAAGGTATACATGGTTTCATGGGAGTTTCATATCAAGAAAACAAAATGTAATGGCAGAGTTAAACCCAGAAAGCAAATTTAGCTTATCTCTAAAAGAGATTGTAGGAGCTGTCATTGGATTGTCAAGTTTGTTTGGCATTTACTTTACCCTACAAGCAAGTGTTGATACTAACACAGAGGACATAGATGCACTAAAAAACAATAGTGTAAATCCTGTAGAGTTTCAATACAAAGATGAGCTTGTTAGAAGCACAATCCAAAGAGTTGAGGAAAAGACAGACGTATTGAGTGGAGATGTAAAAGAAGTCAAAGACCAACTACAAAAGATTGATGAGAGATTATATCAAATTAGTAAACAAAGATGAAATGGATTGTAACGGTAATTGCCCTTTTTGTATCGGCTGTTAATTTTGCACAAACTGAATCTATATCTATAATTCAGTATACAGCAGGATTTGCAGAAGAAGTATCGTTAAAAGATTTTAGAGACTACAATGTAGAGACATTGTTTATGTCTAAATCTGAAGATGCGTTTAACAAGAATAGTATAAAGTATCTGCCTACTATTATTTTATATAATGATGGTGAGGAAGAATTAAGAATAGAAAGTGGAATAAGCCTAAAACTACCTGAAAATTGGAAAGACACTTTAATAGAACGTATAGACTCTTTGTTGGAGCAACGCTTCTAACAAGTTTATGTTTTGCTCAAATACCAGAAGATAAGATTCTACATTTTGCAGCAGGCACTATTTCAGGTTATACAGGTTACCATACTTTTGATAATATAGGGGGAGCAGCAGCTACCTCTTTTATTGTGGGTTTAGGTAAAGAAACTTATGATGAAATGAGGTATGGAGGATTTGATAGCAAGGATTTATTAGCAACAACTTTAGGAGGAGTTGCTATATCAGTAACAATTAAATTATTAAACAAACCAAAAGATGAAAAAATTAATAGCAGTATTATTCGCTCTTATCGTAAGCATAAGCGCAAACAGTCAAGAAAAGAAAGAAGGTTGGCTAAAAAAGACCTTTAAGTATTCTACTATATACGGAGCTTACTCACAAACAAACTCAATACAAGCACCACAAACATTTATTGTAACACAAGACAACGAACTAATAGAAACTACTCGTAGGCATCCATCTGACATGATGGTTACTTATGGTTTAAGAAAGTTAGCTTTCTTTCAGTATGAAGATAGAAATAAGTTTTATGATGGTAGTGAAAAAAATCAGTCTGTAAAGTCAAACATAGGTGCATATAAAGGTTTAGAATACTTAGTAGAATATTCAAGAGGTAGACAACAGGGCAGAGAGTTTGACAATCAAGAAGTTTTTGTAAGATACCTAGATAAATACTGGTTAGTAAAAGGTGAGTATCAAAAGAATGAATTAATTGATATAGATTATAAAAGTGCAGAGGTTAGATTTAGATTACCTATAGGAAAGAAACTAAGTATAAGTATCGGCTCAATCTATAGGACTTACGAAAAAGCCTATGGGCATAACCCAATTCAAAAGTATTTAGAAAACAATGCTTGGTGGGAATTAGCTTATCAATACCATACAGACCAACTATATGAAATGATAGACCCATTTACAGAAGAAAGTTTAGGGTTTGATTATTTATGGTATAATCAAGAAGGTCAAATTATTGCAGCCAGTGATGCAGATTACAGAAACGGTGTATTTCAAAATGTAGTCAATAAATACAATAGAGACAAATTAGCAGAAATAGGTGGTTTTGCAGATTTGGCAGCAGTAGTTGGCGTAGACTTTTATCATTACAAGAAAAACTTCTGGTTGCATTTATATGGCAACATACTAACTAAGCACCAATTAATGAGTGGAGATGAAAGATATTCTTACAATAATTTTGTAGAAGGCGATTGGATAGACTACTCAGCAGGTAGTGTATTTGGTTTTAGAGTGGGTAAAAATCTAGGTGTATTTAGTGAGATTACTTTACAGAGATACTGGGATAGAAACCTAAAGCAAATTAAAGTTGGACTTAATTATAAATTATAATGACAAAGAATTTTAGTAAATCAGAGTTTGAATCAAAATGTGGTAGAGATATGCCTGAAGAGGTATATCACAATGTAGTTAAGGTTGCTAACCAATTACAGTACCTAAGAGATTATTTAAACAAACCAATCAAAGTGAATAGTGCTTATAGAAGTCCAGAGCATAATGCAAAGATAGGGGGAGTTCCTAAGTCTCAGCATTTACTAGGTAAAGCTGCAGATATAGTTGTTAAGGATATGCCAACAGATGTTTTATATCAATATATAGAAGATGCTATAAGTAATGGTGAGATGTTACAAGGTGGTTTAGGTTTGTATGATACTTTTGTTCATTATGATATAAGAGGTACTAAAGCTAGATGGGATTATAGAAAAAAATAGATATGGATTTTAGAGTTATATTATTATTACCAAACGGTTTAAATATAGGTTTTAATTACTTTCCTGCTGATGCAGAGCATAACTATGAGGAATTGAACATATATTTACTTATTGTACAATTTAAATGGAGGTTCACTTATGAGTAAGAAGAAGTTTAAAGATACTAAGCTAGGACAGTTCTTAACTAGCAAAGGCTCTGATATTGTAGGGTTGGTAGGTGATACACTGCCAAATCAAGGCTTATTAGGCGTTTTAAAGAACGTTATACATAAGGATAGTACTCTACCACCTGAAGATAAAGAAAAGGCGTTAAAACTGCTTGAAATGGACTCTATAGAGATGCAAGAGGTTTCTAAGAGATGGTCTAGTGATATGGCTAGTGATAGTTGGTTAAGCAAGAATACCAGACCTATGACACTTATATTTCTTACTATATCTATGGTGTGTTTAATATTATTGGACAGCTTTAACATAGACTTTAGTATAGACAGCTCATGGGTAGATTTGTTAAAATCTCTTCTTATTACAGTTTATGTTGCCTATTATGGAAGTAGAGGAGCAGAAAAATTTAAATCTATCAAATAAAGAACATAATTATAGCGTATTGAAGACTTATAACGCTATGTGTTTTGTGGTTTCGCTGTATGGCTACACCACAAACTATTAAGAAAACTTACATTGTTTCTAATAAAGAACAAAGTTATAAAAAATATTTCCCACTATACAACCTTTATTTAATTTTTTTTGTATATTTACATATGCAAGATGATTTAGACATAGAAGGTTTAGATTATTTACAATGGAGTTTATTTGATTCTCCAGATGAAAAAGGCAGTGGCTATAAGTTTATGGAAAGAGAACCTGTATACATTTTAGATAGAATAGTAAAAAAAACCAGAAGACACTTTAACATAATACTTGGCTATACAACTCCAGCTTATGCAAACAAATATGGTTTGTCTAGTAAAGATTCGCATAGAGTAGGTAGGGCAGTAAGATTGAGGATATTAAATGCACAAAAAAGAATGGATTTAGTTAGATTGTTAATAATTGAGGGTGTTACTAGAATAGCAGTAGCCAAAGATATGGTCTATTATGATACAGATGATTTGAAAGAAAGAGGACTATATCTCTGGTAATATTGTTTATTATTGTTTTTTGTTTTTGGGAGGGTAGATTTTTTTCTGCCCTTCTTTTTGTTTTATTAATAATTTTGTGTATATTGCAATAAATATTAACAAAAACAAATAACAATGAGAATGCAGGAAATTAATTTTTATAAGAACTTTGAATTTGTTAGTAAATACTTTATTAACAATAGTGTTAAAAACAGGAATAAATATAAGAAAGCATTAACAGAAATCTATTTTTATGCTAATTCACTTAGAATAGAGAATAGAGAGTTAGAAGATAACTTGTCAAAGTGGCAAGATAAATATGATAAACAAATAAATAATAATAATGGAAACACAATTCACATTTCATGAGAGAGTAGTTCTCTTACAAACAGAGCTTAAAGCTCCTAAAAAACAAAGAAATAACTTTGGTAAATACAATTACAGAAGTTGCGAAGACATATTAGAAGCAGTAAAACCATTGCTATCTAAATATGATTTGTCACTAATGATTACAGATGAAGTCAAGGAAGTATGTGGTATACCTTATGTACAAGCTAGAGCAGTCTTACATTGCCCAGATGGCAAAATGGAAGCAACAGCACAAGCTGGTATTGACCCTAATAGAAAGGGTATGGATATATCACAGTCATTTGGTTCATCTAGTTCCTATGCTAGAAAGTATGCACTTAATGGTTTATTATTAATAGACGATACAAAGGATGCAGATGTGACAAATACGCATGGAAAAGAAAAAACTTTTAGCACCAAAGCTAAAGGATTTGATTTATTATAACCATTAAATTTAATATATATGAGTAGTTTAATTAACGTTAGTCTTAACTTACAGAATTTGCCGAAAGAGAAATTTGTAGAAGGTAAAAAGGGAGTTTACTATAACTTTACTTTATCTGTAAATGATGAGACTAATCAGTATGGTCAGAACGTAGCAGTGTTTGACAGCCAAACAAAAGAAGAGAGAGAAGCTAAAAAAGACAAAGTCTATATTGGTAATGGAAAGGTAGTTTGGACAGACGGCAATTGCGTGGTAGCAACTAGCGACAAGCCTCAAAAAGAGGCAGTAGCAGAAACTACAGACGATTTACCATTTTAATAATTGGGAGGTTTAACGACCTCCCTTTTTTATTATGACATTAGAAGAAAGAACACTAGACAATATAGTCATGGAAGCATTAGAGGAAGGATGCATTCTTGACACATCAGAAACTATAACCTATCCACCTATTGCAATGTCAATGGGGGAGAAAAAGTTGACCACAAAAAAAGGAACTGAAACATACCCAATACCCATAGGAACTTATGGAAACTTTAGTTTTGTTCAAGCACCACCTAAAACAAAGAAAACATTTTTTATTAGCCTACTAGCTTCTGTTTATCTTGCAGACTCTAATAAGTTTGGAGGCGATATAAAAGGACATAGAGGTGATAAATGCTTGTTACACTTTGACACTGAGCAAGGTAAATGGCATTGTCAAAAAGTATTCAGAAGAGTTCTAGATATGAACAACACTAAAAAAGATGACAACTATTTTACTTTTACTTTGAGGACAGTAGGTTATAAAAGTAGATTAGAGTTTATAGAATACTGGCTAAGAGAAAGAGTAGAAGACGGTAAAGCTGGCTTAGTTATTATAGATGGTGTAGCAGATTTAGTGAGTGATGTGAACAACTTAGAAGAAAGCAATAATGTGGTACAAAAATTGATGCAGTTAACGGCTGTTTATAATTGCCACATAGTAACTATAATACATTCTAATTACGGAACTACTAAACCTACAGGACATTTAGGTAGTTTACTCGAGAAAAAAGCAGAAACACAAATAGAATTAGAAAAGAATACTGTACATGAAGAACATATAACAGTTAGATGCAGAAGAAGCAGGGGCTTTCCTTTTGAAACATTTAGCTTCAAAGTGAATGATTATGGCTATCCTATAATAGTAGGCAACCTATACGACCATTTACAAGGAATAGAAATAAAACATAAAAAATTAGATTTTGATTAAATTAACTTGTCCTTTATATATCATATTACCTAGAGTAAAAGGAAAGGATAAGAAGATTTCTGTAAACCTTAATACATATAGGAATCTTTATCACTACACCAACAATGAGGTTAAAAAAAAGTATTTAGAAATAATAAAAAAACAATTAGAAGGTGTTGTTATACAAACACCAGTTGAAGTAACTTACAAGGTATACAAAGCATCAAAAAGAAAGCTGGACAAGATGAATGTAGTCAGTATAACATCAAAATATTTAATGGATGCAGTCACACAATTAGGTTGCTGGGAAGATGACAATGATGATTTTATAAAAACAGAAACAATAATGCCGACAGAAGTAGATAGAGAGAAACCAAGAGTTGAAGTTTTTATAAAAAGTATATGAACATATTGAATAAGATTGCTAAGAATCATGATTTATGGCTGAAGATGGTTCTTAACATGGGGTGCAATCCTAGCATGGCAGAAGACATTGTTCAACAAATGTATCTGCGTGTAGACAGACTTATCAAAGAGGGCAAGAACATAATGTATGATAAAGAGTCTGCGAATAGATTTTATATCTATTTAACATTGAAGTCTATGTATATAGACTATAAGAGGGCAAGAGGCAAATATACGTTCTTTGAAATTATGGACAATGATGAGGTAGACTCTATATCGGAAAGCCCTGTTTATTATTCTGGTATGGATATGGAAGAACAAGAAGCCTTCACAAAAATCTACAATAGAATCTTAGATGAGATAAACACTTGGGATTTTTACAATAAGAATTTATGTATTGCATATTTTACTACAGGGCTATCGTTAGACAAGTTAGTAAAAGAATTAGGTATAGGTCGCTCTAGTATTTATAACACAGTAAAAATACATAGAGAGATTATACAAGATAAGTTTAAAGAAGACGTAGAAGATTTCTACAATAAAGATTACGATAAAATTTAATATTATGGCTAAGAAGAAAAATTACAAGAACTGGAAAGAATCGTTTAACAAGGACAATACTATAGGTTTAGGAGACCTAGTAGAAAAAGTTACAGAGGCTACAGGAATTAAGAAGGCAGTTAAGTTTATTGCTGGCGAGGATTGTGGGTGTGAAGAGCGAAAACAAAAGATGAATGCGATTCCGTTATTAAAAAGAAGAGATGTAAACTGTTTAACACAAGAGGAGTATACTTACTTAACTGATTGGTTTAGTAAGAAGGTTAACGTAGTGAAGCAAGCAGACCAGAATAAATTGCTTGCAATATATAATAGGGTCTTCAATCAAAGAAAACAAAGAACGAGTTGTGGTTCTTGTATAAAAACAATGATTGATGAACTAAAAGTTTTGTTTAACCAATACAATTAAAATGAAAGATTTTCGACCAAGACTAAAGGGCAATAAGCTCAAAGCATTTCTTAACTTAACTAAAAGAGAAACAAGAGTTTTAGTTATAGGAGATTTGCATGAGCCTTTTTGTTTAGACAATTACCTTAAGTTCTGCAAAGATATTTATTCTAAATATAATTGCAACAAAGTAATATTTATAGGAGATGTTATAGACAATCATTATTCTAGTTATCATGAGACAGATGCAGACGGTTTAGGTGGTGGAGATGAATTAGAGATAGCTATAGATAGAATATCTAGGTGGTATCATGCGTTTCCTAAAGCACATGTGATTATAGGGAATCACGATAGGATTATAGCAAGGAAGGCACAGACAGGAGGTATACCTAGTAGATGGATAAGAGATTACTCTGATGTGTTGAACACAGATGGCTGGACTTTTATAGAGAGATTAGTTGTAGACAATGTGCAATACATACATGGAGAAGGGGGGACAGCCAGAACAAAAGCTAAAGGAGATATGATGTCTACAGTGCAAGGACACCTGCATACACAATGTTATAGTGAATGGTGTGTTGGTGCTAAATTTAAAGTATTTGCTACACAAGTAGGTTGTGGCATAGACCATGAGAAGTATGCGTTTGCTTATGCTAAGGCAGGAAAGAAACCAGCTATAGGTTGTGCAGTAGTATTTGGAGGACATACAGTTGTTAATGAATTAATGGATTTATGAAACTAAAAGATAAGAAACACACAATAGCACAAAGAATGGGTAGAATGGAAAAGGTGCTAACACAAATGTATTTAACAAATGTAGCCTTTGGAGAAAGGATAGAGAAACTAGAAAAGATATTATTAAAAGAAGAAACAAATGAGTGATAGTAGAAGAGCGTACGAAGAAGAGTTTGGTAGTTTACCAACGAATAGTCAAGAGAGAAAAAAGATTCCTATTTATACTGGAGTCATTAAATACTTTCCTGATGCGATAGCAGAGATAGCTAGAGTAAGTTACATTGGAAGTAAGCAACATCATCCTGACCAAGGCGTGTTCTGGGATAGAGATAAAAGCAGAGATGACCTAGATGCTTTAACAAGACACCTAATGGAAGCAGGCAAGATAGATTCTGATGGTGTCAGGCATTCAGCAAAGGTTGCATGGCGTGCCTTAGCTAACCTGCAAAAAGAATTAGAAACGTTTGGTAATTAAGAAAATTGTTTATATATTGCAGTTATTAACAATAAAGATAATAAACAATGGATGAGACAACAATAATTTATGATTCAGTTACTTTAGTATTAAGGGGTTATTATGAGGCTGGTAGAGATGCTACCTACTTTGATGCACCAGAACCTAGATACTTTGAGATTTACGAAGTAGTTTGTGGAAAGCAAAACATTATAGATATATTAGATGATAATGTTATAAAAGAGCTGGAAGAACTAGCTGTTGAACAATATGAAGATTATGTATAACAAAAATAATAATTATGGCAATATCAAATCAAATATTTGAGACTTATAGAAGTCAGCAGAGAGTTGCTGAAAGAAACAAGGCAATAACACTTTTGCGTAAAGATGGGTATACTATCTTTGACCCAGAGGGTAACATTATAAACGATACAAAAAGAACGTCATATAAGTAGTTATGACCGTATTGTTTGATGCAGATAGTTTGGTGTGGGCTTCTTGTTTTAAAGCACAAGATGATTTAGAACAAGCTAAGATTGAATATGACAATTCGTTTGACAACATATTAACAACTTTGTATGGTCATTATGATATTGATACAGTTATTACTTTTAATAATAGTGCTGGAAATTTTCGCAAACTATTAGATGATAACTATAAAGCAAATAGGAAGGGTAGTGAGCTTCCTAATATATTAAAGCAATTACATAATTATGTAACAGATAAATATGATGGTGTGAAGACTTGTGGTGTAGAAACAGATGACTTAGTTGCTAGGTATTGGAAACATCTGTCACAAGAAAAAGGTAGAGACAATGTAATTATCTTGGCTTTAGACAAAGACTACATGCAGCTACCAGCTTTAATATATAACTATCATTACAATCATCAGTGCATGTATGATGTAACAGAGGTAGAGGCATTACAAAACTTCTATACACAAATGATTGTAGGTGACACTATTGATAATGTAAATTACTGTAAAGGTTATGGTAAAAAGTATGCTAACAAATTGTTAAAAGATTGCGTTACGCATTATCAATTTACTAAAAAAGTATATCAATTATTTAAGAAAATATATAAACAAAAAGCAAAATTAAAATATATACAATGTTATAATTTACTTAGACTAAGAACAGAATGAAGGATGATTTATCTAGTTCTAAGATTGCAGAGTATTTTGCTTTGACAACTTATGAATTAGAGAGAGGAACGAGTGTTGAGGAGATATTAGTAATATTGAAAGAATACGAGCAGAGAGAAATGTTTTATGAGTGTGCTGGTATACATCAAGCATTAGAAGTATACAAGTTTAACTTGTCAGTAGATTTAGCAAAAATGTATGGTGAGGATAAAATAAAAAATAATATAAAATTTATAAAAGATGATAAAGAAAATAAGAAAGGAAGTTGAAGAAGCTACATTACAAGACTTGTCTGTCAAAAGTAGGAATAGACAATTAGTATATGCAAGAGCGATTTATTTTAAGTTATGTAAAGAAAAGACAACATTTACATTACAAAGGATTGCTGATACTTTAGAGGTGAATCATGCTACAGTTTTACATGCTATCAATAATGTATTTCCTGTGATTCAAAGAGAAGAGCCTTTGTTATATGAAATATATAATAAGATTAAGAGTGAAGATGATGTAAAATACTTGAAAGAAAATTATTATGCATTGCGTAATGAATATGAAAAACTTTTAAAGCTAAAGACATATGATGAGCATGAGGAGCTTGTCAGCATTGTAAGAGAAATACCTAAAAAACACATAGACAGTGCAAAGGTTAGAGTAAAAGCAATGGTTGACATAATCAAAAACTATGCGTAAGATAAAAGTATTGTGTCCGAAAGCTGCACAGTGGGCTATTGCAAACGATTTTTACATATATCCTGTAACCAAAGACAATTTGACTTATCACATAATTGTAGAGAAAGGAAACAAGAGAGCAATGTTGCAAGAGAAATACAATAAAAAAAATGTGCATGAAGGTATTGCAGATGTTCATGACAAGCTTTACCAAAAACATAATACAAAATAAACGTTATCATAATATGTCAAGAGCTAAAAAGAATAGGTCTACAGAAATAAAGAGAACAGACGGAAGAAAGAACAACAAGAGACTAGCACCTAAGCCAATATCTACAATTAAGAAGCTACAACCTGCGAGGCAAAATAAAGCTAAGAGAGAGCGTATCTCTTCTTATGCGACCAATGCTATGAAAGAAGTGTTTGGAAGCGAGAAAGAGGCGTTTAAACACCTTGCTGAGCTTGCTAAGAAGAACTTTACTCACATGAAACTACTAATGGAGTATGCTTATGGTAAACCATCAGACAGTATAAATGATTCTTCTAAAACTAATAAAATACAAGTTCCTGTTATAAACTTCTTTAACAATAAGGAAACTGAGTCAGAGGATGACATCATAGATGTAACTCCAGAAGATGAATAGCAATATAAATTTACATAGTAAATATATACCTTTGTTTCAGTCAAAGAGTAGATATTTTGTGATTACTGGAGGTAGAGGTAGTGGGAAGAGTTTTGGTGTAGCTTTGTTTCTACTGAACCTAACTTATGAGCATGGGCATAAGATTCTATTTACAAGGTATACTTTAACATCAGCTAACACTTCTATTATTCCTGAGTTTATTGAGAAGATTGATTTGATGGATGTGCATGGTGATTTTAGAATTACTAAAGATGAGATAATAAACTTGAAGACAAACAGTTCTATAATGTTTAAAGGTATCAGGACCTCATCAGGTAATCAAACTGCAGCTCTTAAATCTTTAAATGGTGTGACTACTTTCGTTGTAGATGAAGCTGAAGAGCTTTTAGAAGAGGATGTGTTTAACAAGATTGACTTCTCCATTAGAACACAAGGTAAACAAAACAGATGTATTTTAATATTAAATCCAGCTACAAAAGAGCATTGGATATATCAGAGATTCTTTTTATATAAAAATATTCAAGGGGGTTACAATGGTGTTACAAATGATATAACTTATATACACACCACTTACGAAGACAATAAAGAGAATCTATCTAAGTCCTTTATTGGTCAGATAATGGATATGAAGCGTAGAACTCCTTCTAAGTTTGAGCATATTATTTTAGGAGGTTGGATGGAAAAAGCTGAAGGCACAATAATTAGAAATTGGAAGGTTGGAGAGTTTGCACAAACAGAGTTAACTTGCTATGGGCAAGACTTTGGGTTCTCTATGGACATGACAACGCTTGTAAAGGTGTCTGTAGACAGAGAAGTAAGAAAAGTATATGTAAAGGAGGTTTTTGGTAAAACAGGGCTTTCTACGTCAGATATAGCATTTATGAACAGAAAAGAGTGTGGGGCAGATTTGATAATCTGTGATAGTTCTGAACCTAGATTGATAAAAGAATTAAAGAACACAGGTCTAAACATTAGACCAACTATAAAAAGAAAGGGCAGTATCTTATCAGGTATTGCTTTGATGCAAGACTATGAGATAATAGTAGAGAGAAACTCACACAATATAATTAGAGAGTTTAATAATTATGTCTGGCACGAGAGAGGTCAGAAACCAATAGACAAGTATAATCACTTTGTAGATGCAATCAGATATTCTCTGCAATATTTAGTGCAAGGAGTAAATTCTGGAAAATATGTTATTCGATAATTTGTTTAACATGGACCTTTAACATGAAGGGTCGATTGTTTAACATGGAGGTGTTTAACATGAGGGCTGTTTAACATGGGGGGTTGTTTAACATGAGGGTCTAACTCTGCGCTTGTATCCCTGCGAAACTTTCCGTAATTTTAGCTAGAAAAAAAACCAGTAACAAAATCAAATATATTTTTGTAGTGTTAAATTATTTTTGTATACACGCGCGCTCGCTTATAATAGGTATAAAAAAAATTATATATTTATTTGGTTTATTAACAAAATTGTTTATATATTTGTATCATTAACCAATAAAAACAAAACAAATGTATTACGAAAACATAGAAAAACAATTTAAAAAGCATGTTCTTGAATGTGTGATTGATTCGCTTGATGACTACGAAGGCGCAACAGATTTTAATTTTATAACAGATGATGAAGTATATTCAATGATTTATTATAGCCGTTGCAGTCAGTTTATTAATGATTCAAATATTAATGTTTTTGCTTTAATAAGCTTCGCAGGTGAATTATATAAAGATATGACAGGGGAAGCAATGCCAACAGATAATATTAATTCTGAATTTGTAGTAAATTTTATATTTAATCATTATGCGCATATTTTAGTAAATGATTTAGAATTTAATTTTGATTCATTTGAGGAATTAGGAGACATAAAAAAAGAGGTTGAACAATATTTAAATAATTATATTGAGAAATTCGACTTATTACCATTTTAAAAACATAAAACAATGAGCAATTTAACAACATACGAACAAGAACAAATAAAAAAAGAAACTAAAGCGCAAGTAATTGAAAGATTAGAGAGAGCAAGAGCCGAAGCAAATAAATATAAATGGCTTTGCGAAATTTCAGGGCGTTATAATATAGTTATTTACAAGAATAAAAAGAAAGTCCAAGAATTAAAATTCACATGGGATGACAACCCACATGGCGCAAGCTTTGAAGAAATCAAAGACCTTGAACATTCATTAATGAAATCTTATCAAGATTATGAAAGCTTAATTGAAAGTGAAATAATTTTATTTGATGACTGGGACGAAAGAAGAAACAATAATAATTAAAATAAACAATCATGAGAAAAATAACAAAAGAATCAGTAAAAGCATTTTTTAATAATTACAATTATTCTAAAAGCAATACATTTGTAAATGATAATAAATTTTATTTACATTATAATTTAATAGCAGAAAAGAAAAATAATAAATTATTTATCTCCAATTGTGGTTGGTTCAGTAACACAACTAAAGAAAGGCTTAACGGAATATTGAACCATATCGGACACGCTGGAATATATCAGAAAAATTTTCAATGGTTTTTAAATGGTGAGAAATGGAACGGACACAGAACAGAGATAAAACTTTAACATTTCTTTAACAAAATTTTAACATTTAGATTTGTAGATATTAACAAAATTGTTTATATTTACACTATAATAATAACAACAAAAACAATAAAACAATGAAAACAATTAACAAACAAGTAAACAACTTTAAACAATTAGACACCTTTGAAAAAGTACAATTAACAATATTTAGTGTTGTTATGTTCGGTCTGGTTTCTGTTGTCGGTCAATGGGCTTTAAATGGTTTTATTACTGCATCATTTTAATATTAATAATTAGTGAGACAAGTATAAAAAAACTATGCTTTGGAATTGTCCGAGAAATAGCACGCTAATTTTATAAATAACAACTAAAACAAATAACATGAATGACAAACATTTGAGATTACAAAGACTAAGAAACGAAACAATAGACGAAAGAAAAAAGAAAATCAAGAAGCTGAAAAAAAAGTTAATTAAATTAGAGAATAATTTATATAAAAATTTGCCTCTTGATTGCTATTAAAATAATAAACAATTAAAACAAATAAACATGAAAGAAACAATAAAAGAATTAAAAGAATTAATATCTGTATTTAATCACAGAAAATTATTTACAAATGATAGTATTTTAATGTCTGGAGATTTGAACAGATTAAACGAATTAATAAACAAACTATAAATAAAACAACATGAAAGAAGATATATTTGAATACTTAGACGAATTAAGAGAATCAGGAACTATTAACATGTTCGGAGCTGGTCAATATTTAGAATTAGAGTTTGACTTAACCAAGCATGAAGCGAGGCAATACCTCTCTCAATATATGAAACAATAAAACAAAATAACATGAAAGAAATAACAGAAATAAAACTACTAGAAACAAATAAAATTTGTGTTCATTATGGCAAACAAATTGAAGTCTTAACCTTGCAAGAGTTTAACCAGCTTATGAGGCAAAGAATAAAGAAAACAAAAAGAGAAAACGAAACCAGACAAATATTATTATTTATAATTTTATTTATTACGTTTTTTATTCTCTGCATGAAAATAACACAAATATTAAACTAATGAAAAAAGAAACATATATTAAAACAGGGCTTATCCCTTCGGCTTTTTCTTTGCCGATTAATCATATTAAAATAAATAATAAAATATATTTTGATTTTGATTTACTTATTAAAATAATAGAGAATGAAAATAACAGAAATAAAACTGAAATCATATTTGAAAGATGATTTAAAAGTATTAGAATATCACACAAATGAATTAATAAATAATATCTATGCAAGAGGACAACAGAAAGAATTTAAAAAAGACATTGAGACAATAGAAAAAATATTTTCTTACTGGTCGCACCATTTAAAAAATATATAATTATGTTTGATTAGTTTTAATTTTTAGTTAGTCCGAAAGAGCCTTTAAATACTATATTTAAGGGCTTTTTTATATCATTTATATATCTGCATATTTTTTGTAATTGGTTGATTCTCATAGCCTGTAAAAGCTTGGGAAATAACAAACAATTTTAAGCTCATTTAAGCATACTTTACACCTCGTCAAGTACCTACACACATATAATTAAAGATAGTGTCTTAAATCGTCTATAAATAGTCTTAGATTAGACGTTTATAACATACATTTGACGTAAAATGAATGTATGGCAGGTGGAGTTGTCCATTCTAATGATTTCATCCAAAACGAATTTATCTAAAACTCATAATCTAAAAATACAAATATAATTGAAAGTGTATTGGGAAGGTATTATTCGCCCACCTATAATAAATGTTATTTTAAATAATATTTGCTAGATATTTGGTTAGCAGTTTACTCGTTGTATGGAATAGTACTAGGGCGATTACGAAAACAACAAAGGATTTAGTACTGCCATTCACAAGGAGATTTAGAGTACAAGGTCCAACAATCGTCCGTATTTATTAGGGTATTGAAGTGTGGCAACTTATGTAGATTTGCAACTACTTGTATAAAGATAACGATATTTTTAATTTTTGTTTTATACTTCCCTAAACAACTTATTAACAAGAAAACAGAAAGTGTTGATTTTCGTTATCATAGTATGATAAAGGAATATAAGCTGTCTATACCTCAAGCATTGGCAGGAATAAGCCTTAGACAGTATCAGAAGTATCTTAAAATACTAGATAAGTGGGATAAGGAAGATGAGGTATATATAAAGACAAAGATGCTGCAGATATTCTGTGGATTAGAAATTGAAGACACATTTAAGATTCCCTTAAACAACTTTGATTTCGCAATAGATGCCATAAACAACTGTTTTAAGGAAGAAACTCCTTTAGTGCCTAGATTTAGTATGTCGGCAACAGACGAACATGGGGATGAGACGGTTGTTGAGTTTGGTTTTATACCAAAGCTAGACGAGATGACCTTTGGAGAGTTCATTGATTTAGATGATTATATCTCTAATTGGGATAAGATGCATAAAGCAATGGCTGTATTGTTTAGACCAGTCATCTTTAAGAAGAATGAGTTCTATAGGATTATGGATTATGAAGGCAGCCACAAATATTCTGATGTAATGTTAGATATGCCTGTTAATGTAGCGATAGGAGCAATGGTTTTTTTTTATCGTTTAGGGAGCAAATTACCAAGCTATACGCTGGATTATTTACAGCAGCAGTTGAAGGGGAAGGAACTTCCACCTCAGCTCAAGCAAACTTTGGAAAAAAATGGGGTTGGTATCAATCAATATTTACAATCGCTCAAGAAGATGCAGCAAAGATTGACCAAACTACAAAACTACCAGTACATACCTGTTTAATGTATTTGGAGTATATAAAAGATAAAACAACAATAGAGAATGCTTTAATAAAAAAGGCATATAAAAAATAGATATGACACAAGTATACGACTTATTAGATAAGATTAAGGATGAGTTAAGAGCCGATAATCACATTAATAGTGTGAGTTTTGGTGATATAACACAAGTCAACTTAAACAAGACAGATATATTTCCTTTAGCACACCTAAACATCTCTAATGCAATTATAGATTCACAATCTATAACATTTACATTGCAAATATTATGTGCAGATATAGTGGATTACACAAAAGAAGAATACAGTCCAGATGATTTTTATGGTGTAGACAACTTACAGGATGTATTAAACACGCAATTACAGGTAATGAATTTAATATTTTCTAAACTAAAAAGAGGTAATCTGAGAGCTGATAAGCTGCAGGTAGATGTAAGTATGAGTTGTCAGCCATTTAAAGAGAGATTTGAGAATGAGTTAGCTGGTTGGGAAGCAGAAGTAGATATTATCATGGCTAATGATATAAGTATCTGCTGATGAAACAAGATTTAGTTAAAAGAGCATTAGAAAGATTAGGGTCTGAAGCCATAGAAAGGCTAAGAGCTAATTTAAGTAAGCCAAAAAATGGTAAAACTTTAAGAGCTTCTAATAAGTTGCATGATACTATGTATTATAAAATAGTAGGCACTAACATAGAAATATTTATGGCTGACTATGCAATGACTGTAGATGAGGGAAGAAGAAGGTTTGCTAGAGTTCCTAAAGGATTTGCTAAAGACATACTTCAATGGATGTCTATAAGAGGCATAAATCCACAAAATGGCAAAACAAGAATGCAGTCAGCAAAAGCTATTGCTCAAAGTATTTATGAACAAGGTACTATAAAGCGATTTGGTTATTCTGGTAGCAACTTTATAGACAGAGCAATAAATAACGTATTAAACGAATTTGATGACGACTTACTAGCAGCTTGGGTAAGTGGTTTAGATGAAGAATTAAATAAAATAAAATAAAAACAAATGGCTAAAATAAATGTAAGAAGCCCATATTTTGTAAACATATTTGATGCAAACTTAGCATCTGCAAAATTAGACATAGAAATATACACAGGAGCAGCACATACATCTGGACATACATTGTCTCCAACCTACACACTAACCTCTACAGCAGCAGGTCAGTTTGGATTTTATGTAAACTTTGAGATAAGTGCTTTAATAAAAGATTACCTAGCAACAGGCTTTGATGGACACTATACTCCTACGACTTCTATACATACTACTATAAATGTAGATTATCAAGTAACAAAGACATTAACAAATAATACTAGCACTGTGGAAACAGCTGTTTTAGGACTAAGAGCATTTGACGGATATGGTTATTTTGAAGAAGGCGCAAATCCTGAGTTAGTTCAAGGACTTTTAATTAGCAATAAAATTATTATAAAACCAGATGACGCTCCTTTGCGTTTTCCTGTAGACGCTAACAACACTACATCTGTATCTTTCTTCTCTAAAGGACAAGAAATATATACAGAATCTGTAGCAGACCAAACAAGTTCTACCAACTGGGTAAAATACATAACAAATGAATCACAAGCAGGAGCAGATGGATTTGAAGACAGAGTGTTAGAAGACGGAGGTACTTTTGAGAACAGTCAATGCCTAAACAACTTTTTAGCACAGTTTGGTATATATGGCGTAGACACAGTATATGTAGATGCAACAGAAGGTGTAACAAAACTAGAAATAAGAAACATAGAAGAATGTAAGTTTACTCCATACAAAATGGTGTTTGTGAATAAGTATGGTGCTTTACAAGACCTATGGATGTTTAAGAGAAGTAATTTATCTATGAAGAAAGAAGACGAAACATTTAGGTCATCTACTTTACTATCTACTTCAGGAACATACAATACTTATGAGCATCAGGATAAAACATTTAACATAAATGCAAAAGAAAGTTTATCATTAAACACTGGTTTCTATCCAGAAGAATACAACGAGGTGTTTAGACAATTTACATTAAGTGAAAGAGTATGGATAGAATATGATAACAAAACATTACCTGTTACAGTAAAGTCTAGCGACTTCTCTTTCCAAACAAAACTAAACGATAAACTAATAAATTATACTATAGAGGTAGAGTTTTCATTTGATAAAATAAATAGCGTAAGATAATGCGTAGACAAATAGAGTTATATATAAGTAATAGAGAAATAAATCCACAGAATTTATTACAGATTCCTTACTATCAAAGGATGGATTTGTTTGAGGAAGAATCTATAAATATAACTATGACTATAAAAGATGCAAAAGATATTGCAAAGTTATTTACAGATTACTCACAACAATTTAATTTGCCAGCTAGTAGAAACAACAATAAGATATTTAAACATTACTATAACTTTGATATAGATAATGGTTTTGATGCTAGAGTAAAAAGAGAAGCTTTAATAAAAATAAACGGAGAAGACTATAGAACTGGTTTTATAAGTCTAAATGATGTTAGCATGAAGAAGCAACAACCGTTTTCATATAAAGTAGTTTTCTACGGAAAAACTATAAACATAAAAAGATTGTTTGGTGATGACGAGTTAAGTTCTTTGCCTGATGATGAAGGCTCATATTTAAACGCATTTAATCATGCTTATTCAAACACAATTGCACAAGAATTTTTTACAGCAGGTAAAAATAAATTTTCGGCAGGCTTAACTCCTAACATTGACCTTACAGGAGGTGATATATGCTATCCTTTTATAAGTGGAAAGTCACATTATTATTACGATTCAGGAAGTAACGCTCCTTCATTTAAAACAGATACTCCTTCTAGAAATGTAAAAACATCTGGAAACAATAAAGGATTATCTATGGTAGATTTTAAACCTGCTATTAGAGTATGTCACATAATAAAAGCAATAGAAGAGAAATATAATATTACTTTTACTGAGGACTTTTTTGCTTATGATGATAGTGGTAGTTTTGGTAGTAATGTAAACAACGCTTTTTACTATCTATATCTTTGGCTTCATAGAGAAGCAGGTGACTTAGCAACACAAATAGGTGAAAGTGAATTAGCTATAAATCTAGGTCAATACACTTTTACAAATACTTCTCCTACAGGTAATGCAGACCCTAGAAGTGGCACAAACAACAAAGATTTAGTTTCTAGTATAACAGGAACAACCAGTGGTTCAAGAACTTGGATTTATTATAAGTATATAGTTACTGTAAATCCAGTTGGAGCAGTTGGAGCTACTTATGACTTAGAAATGTTAGACTCTCAAACAGGAAAAACCATAAACCCAACTTCAATTACTACAGGATTAAATGGTCAAACTCAGGCTACCTTTATGATAGCAGTGAGTCAATCTAGTCTTTTCCCAAAAGTACAAGTTTTTACACCAATACTAAAAGTAAAAACAGTAGGAGGTATTACAGATATTGATATAGATTCATTAGTAATAGAAAAATACACTGATGTAATAAGGTCTACTTTTGCAGGAGTTCCAACCACACTTAGTACTTCACATTATGATGCTAATTACACAATAACAAATCCAGATACTTCTACTAAGAGATTTCCTGTTTCTGTAGGAATATCTATGTCTGCTAATATGCCTAAAATAAAAGTTATAGATTTCTTAATGAATATATTCAAGATGTTTAATCTAGTAGCCTTTTTTGATGACAGAAGAATATTACCAAATGGAAATACAAATACTGACTTTGGTAAAATAAAAGTTATGACCTTAGATGATTTTTATTCTGAAGGAGTCAACTACGACATAACAGAATATTTATATACAGACAAGCATAGTGTTGGTAAAGCAAATATATATTCTGAGATTAACTTTAATTATAGTGACCCTTCTACTTTCGCAATAATACACAGTAATGAGATAACAGGTGATGAGTTTGGTAATGAAAGACTAAACAATAGAAGTGATGAAATAGAAAGCCCACTTGCTTTTGATGGTGGCAAGTATGACGTAGACATAGGCTTTGAACACATCATGTTTGAAAGAATGAGTGACCAATCTGGTGATGAAGAGCTTACTACTATTCAATCAGGATGGATGGTCAGTGAAGACGAGAATACTGTATTAGGTAAACCTTTAGTTTTTTATTGTCACAAACACTTTACTACTTCAGAATATGAAATGAAAACTACTGACAATACTACAATAACGCAATATATAAGACCTGCAAATACTTTAACAACTAGCCAAACAACATCTGGAACAAATTTACAAAGCATAAATTTTGGAGAAGAAGATGATGAATACTTTTACCCTACTAATTTACCTAATGGAGAAAGTTTGTTTGCTAATTATTATTCTAGATATGTAACTGCAATATATGATAATAAATCTAGGTTGTTTAAGTTCAAAGCAACATTACCAGCTAAAATCATTACTAAGTTAAAACTAAATGACAGATTTATTATATCTGGAAAGAAGTATAAAATAAACAAGATAAAGCTAAACATAAATACAGGTAAAGCTGATTTAGAATTAATGAATGAAGTATTATGATTAGAGATATAATAGATTTATTAGGAGCAGCAGATTGGCATATAGATGATGAGGATATAAAGATAGCCAAAGGTAAATACTTAGCTCCTACTAATTGGAAAGAATTTAAAAACGCAATAAAACGAAATAGATAATGGCAACTAACTCGACTACAAGAAAAACTATAATAATAGACATCAAAGGCAAAGAAGCCAAGATACAAGTAGATGGTGTACAAAAGAGTTTCAAGGAGTTAAATCACGAACTAAACAGAATGCAGACAGGTGCGCAGGGTGCCTCTGCTGCAACAGGAGCTGCATCTGCAACAGTATTAGAACTTGGTAGAGCTGTATCTGACTCTAACTATGGTATTAGAGGTATGGCTAACAACCTTTCTCAATTAGCAACTAACTTTATATATACTACAAAACAAGCAGGAACACTATTAGGAGGTCTTAAAAATATAGGTCAAGCTCTTATGGGTCCTCTAGGAGTTATACTTCTTTTTCAGGGAGCTATTGCTATGTTAGAGAGATGGTCTATGACCACAGAAAAGGCTACAGAAGTTACAGAAGACTTAAATAATGTATTAGCAGGAGCAGCAGGTAGTGCTGCAACAAATCTAAAAGTATTACGAGATACTTTAAAGAAAAATATGCTTACTCAAGAAGAAGCAAATGATGCTGTAAGAAGAGCTAATAAAGAATATAAAGGATTAAACTTAAGGTTAGACGAAAACTATCAATTAACAGAGGATAGTGTGTTTGCTATTGATGTTAAGATACTTGCATTAGAAAGGTTAGCAAAAGCACAAGCACTACAATCTAAGTTGTCTGAAAAGTATGGAGAGTTATTAGAGCTAGAAGCTAAACAAATAGAATTAGATGTAAAAGCACAAGAGGATTTAGAAGAGCAAAACAAAAAAGTTAGCGAATCCTATGATGAATCTGGAAAGAGTCTAGGTCGTTATTCTTCTGATTATGGAGACTATAATTCTAAAGTAATAGTAGCTGCAACTAATTCAAGAAAAGCTGCTGATGAAAACAAAAAGCTTATAGAAGAATTGGGAGAAGAAATTGAAGGTTTGTTAAAGATAGGAGGAGAACAAGGTTTAATAAGTGAAATGTTTAAAGAACCCAAAGAAGGAAGAGGAAGAGGCAAAACAGTTAAAGATATTTTAGAGGAAGAATTTCAATTTGACTTGCAAGCATGGTATAGAGGAGAGCTAGCTAAATTTGATATGGCAAGACAAATGGAGTTTGAATTGCAAGAAGAAATACTAGACAGAAGGAGAGGTTTTACACAAGAATCTTTAGAGATGCAGTCAGAAGCAAACCTTACTTTATTAAATGACAGAATTAAACATGAAGAGCTTATGTTGTCTCATACTTTACTTACTGACGAAGAAAGAGTAGAAAGAGAGCAAACGCTTTCTCTTATGAGAATTGAGCTGCAAGACAAAGAGTTAGAGCATGAATTAATGATTATAGACCTTAAAATGCAAGCACAACTAGAATATGTAGATTTTGTTTCTGGTATTGGTCAAGTCTTTGCAACATTAGGTAAAGAAAACGAAGCATTAGCTAAAGTAGGTTTAGTTTTACAAAAAGGGGCTGCCATAGCAGGAGTTGTTATTGAAAATACAGCAGCGAATCAAGCAATAATGTCTGCAGGTAGAGAAGAATCTGCAGAATATAAGAAAAAAGCAGCAGCAGCACCTCCAGGCTTAGGGCAGGCAGTTTTTGGAGCTGCAGCTAAAGCAGCACTAATAGGAGCGCAAAAAAAAGTAACTAAAAATAATATTGGAGCAGGTATTGCAATTGCTAACATATTAGCTACCACTTTAGCATCTAAAACTATGTCTGGTGGAGGTGGAACGGCTGGAGGAGATGAAGGTGGTGGTAGAGCCTTTGATTTTAATTTAGTAGGAAGCACAGGAACAAATCAGTTAGCTGAAGCTGTAGGAGGTCAATTCCAACAACCAGTACAAGCTTATGTAGTAAGTAGTGAGATGACATCACAACAAGAGTTAGACTTGCAAATAGAAGCAGGAGCGTCTGTTGGTGATTAATATAAAACAAATAATATAAAAAACGTTATCAAAGTATGGAACAAGATATTATAGAACTATTTATAGACGAAGAAAATGATTTTGCTGGAATAGAAGCAATATCTATAGTAGAATATCCAGCAATAGAAGAAGATTTTATTGCTCTTAAAGAACAGCAAATACAATTAGCAGAAGTAGACTCTGAAAAAAGAATCTTAATGGGAGCTGCGTTAATTCCTGACAAAAAGATATTTAGAAAGAGTGGCGATAAAGAATATTTTATATACTTCTCTAAAGACACTGTTAGAAGAGCATCTGAGTTGTTCCTGTCTAAAGGCAAACAAAACAACTCAACACTAGAGCATGATGTAGAATTAAAAGGACTAAGTGTAGTAGAAAGTTGGATTATAGAAGATGAAGAAAAAGACAAGTCTGCAAAGTATGGCTTTAATTTACCTGTAGGAACTTGGATGGTATCTGTTAAGGTAAACAACGACCAGATATGGGAAGAGTTTGTAAAAGAAGGCAAGGTAAAAGGCTTTAGTATAGAGGGTTTTTTTACAGACAAGCTTGATGAAAGACCAAGAGAAAGCGTAAAGGAAGAAATAGATATAGATGAGTTAAGTGCTTTAGCTAAGATGTTTGAACTTGAAGACATCATTTTAGAAATACAAGATGTAGAGCTAGAAAGTTATTCTGACTATCCACAGTCAGCAAGAAACAATGCAAGAAGAGCTTTGAAGTATAAAGAAGAAAACGGCAGTAGTTGTGGAACACCTGTAGGATGGAGAAGAGCTTCACAATTAGCATCAGGTGCTAGTATCTCTCGTTCAACAATAGCTAGGATGGCGAGCTTTAAGAGACACCAACAAAACAAAGATGTGCCTTACTCAGAAGGATGTGGTGGTCTAATGTGGGATGCTTGGGGTGGTAGCTCTGGTGTAAACTGGGCTATTAACAAGCTAAAACAAATAGATAAAACAAAGCTTGCAGAAGAATTTATAAAAGTATCTGATGAATATGCTATTATAAACGGAAGGTTGGGGTATAATACACAAGAAAAAGCAGAAAAAGGAGCAGAAGATATAGGTTGTAAAGGATTTCACATACATGAAATAGAAGATGAAAAATGGTACATGCCATGTGAACAACACATTCTGGCAGAGGTAGGACCTAAAGGTGGCATTCGTAAATCTCCTAAAGCACCAAAATCAGATACACCTAACAAGAACCCAAAAGGTAAGGGTAGTGCAGGTGGTAGTGCAAAGGGTAAAACAGGGGCTAAGGTATCTGCAAAAGACAGAGCTACTTTAACAAAAAAGGCAAATGACTTTAACAAGAGATATAAAGAAAAGCTGGGTTATGGTGTTACTGTAGGTATGCTGGCTAGTGTATTTCAAAGAGGCTTAGGAGCTTTTAACACTTCACATAGTCCAAACGTAAAGAGTCCATCTCAATGGGCGTTTGCAAGAGTCAATGCCTTTTTATATCTAATAAAAAATGGTAGACCACAAAATGCTAAATACACAACCGATTATGATTTGTTACCTAAAAAACATCCTAAATCATCTAAATAATGAGAAAGAAATCAGCAAGCACATATAGAAAAAATAAAAGAAAATCTCATCCACATAGCAAAAATGCAAGCAGAGGCAAGACAGGTTATAAGAAAAAATATAGAGGGCAAGGAAGATGAAAAAAACACCCAGCAGGACTAGTCCAACAGGAAAAAAGAGAGGCTGTTTATGCAAAGACGGAACTTACAGTAGTAAATGCTGTGACGGAAGTTTACAAGCACAAGGTATCGGAGCTTTAACAGGACAAGGTACAACTCCGTAATCTTGAAAATGAAACAGATATTTTATTAATCGTTATCAAATTAAATAATTATTTATGAAAGCAACAGAAATTATTAAAAAATTCAAAGAAGTATTACTTTCTGCTGACACTGAAGAAGAGACTCCTGTATTAGAGGAGCTTTCTACTGAGGTTAAGGAAGAGGTTACTGAAGAGCAGGTTGAGCTTGCTCAAGAGCAAACAGTAGAAGAGGATTCTACGGAAGAATTAGCTGAGAAAAAAGAGTATGAAGAACAAGTTGAGGAAAAACCAGAAGAGATTTATGCTACTAAAGAAGAATTAAACAAAGTAGTAGCTGAATTTAAGGCTATGTATGAGCAAATGATGGACGGTATTGGCAAAGAAGAAGCTGCTGATGCTCCTGAAGAGTTAAGCTCAGACAAAGTTGAACTTTCTGAAGAGACTGAAGCAATTTCTCATTCTCCTGAAGCAGAGGTAGATTCTAAACCAATGAATTTATATTCTCAAAATCGTCCTATGACGACAAAACAAATAGTATTTAACAAATTATTTAACAATTAATTAATTAATTATGGCAACAACAACAAGTATAACAAGTACTTACGCAGGAGAATTTGCAGGCAAGTATATTGCTGCAGCTCTTCTTTCTTCTTCTACTATTGATAATGGTGGAATCGAAGTAAAACCAAACATTAAATATAAAGAAGTCATCAAGAAATTAGCTACTGGAGACCTAGTTGCTAACGCTTCTTGTGATTTCTCTGCTACATCTTCTGTTACATTAACAGAAAGAATTATTCAGCCAGAAGAATTTCAAGTAAACTTACAGTTATGTAAGCAAGATTTTGTTTCAGACTGGGAAGCTATATCTATGGGATATTCTGCATTTGAAACATTACCTAAGAACTTTCAAGACTTCTTATTGGCTCATGTAATTGCTAAGGTAGCTGAAAAAAATGAGCAAAACATCTGGCAAGGGGTTAACGCTAACGCAGGTGAGTTTGACGGATTAGTAACATTAGCTGGTGGAGATTCAGACGTTATTGGCGTATCTGCTACAACAGTAACTGCTGCTAACGTTATTGCACAAATGGGTGCTGTAGTAGACGCAATTCCTTCAACTATTTACGGAAGTGAAGATTTATTTCTTTATGTTTCTTCTAATGTAGCTAGAGCTTATGTAAGAGCTTTAGGTGGATTTGGAGCTTCTGGATTAGGTGCTGCTGGTACAAACAATCAAGGTACACAATGGTGGAACAATGGTGCTTTAACTTTTGACGGAGTAAAAGTATTTGTAGCAAAAGGATTACCTGACAACAGAATGTTTGCAGCACAAAAATCTAACCTATATTTTGGTACTGGATTATTAGCTGACCACAATGAAGTCAAGGTTATTGACATGGCTGACATTGATGGTTCTCAAAACGTAAGAATCGTTATGAGATATACAGCTACTGTACAGTATGGATTAGGAGCAGAAATCGTTCTTTATTCATAATAAACAAATAAGTATTAACATAAAATGGGGTAGGTGGGTTTCTACCTACCCTTTTTTAATAAAACAATAAAATTATGGCTTGTGATATATCAAAAGGAAGGTTAGAGGCGTGTAAAGAATCTGTAGGTGGTATAAAAAATTTATACATTGCTAACTATAGCTCTGCTATGTATGCTGGTATGGCTGATTCTGCTTCTGTAGCTCCGACTGCTGCTGCATTTAACGGTCAAGTAGATACGTTGACTGCTGGAGTAGATGTGTATAAATTTGAAGTAAGAGGAGACAACAATACGTTTGAAGAGACTAATGAGAACTCAAGAGACAACGGAACATCTTTCTTTATGCAATCAGGAAGTTTTGTTATTAAGGCTCAGAATGCTGAGACTATGATGCAGCTAAAACTATTATCTTATGGTAGACCTCATATTATTATTGAGGACTTCAATGGTAAATTTAGAATTGCTGGCGCACAAAACGGAGTAGAAGTATCTGTAAATACATCTACAGGTGGCGCTATGGGAGATTTATATGGTTATACAATTTCTTTCGAGGGTAAAGAAGTTCTCCCAGCTCTATTTGTTCTAAACACTTTAGTTGGGGCAGGAGTTAGTGCTGGATTTGATGTTCAGTCTGCATCTATGAGCAACGAATAATACTTCCTTTATTATTATTCAATTAAAAGGGTGGATTTAGGTCTGCCCTTTTTTATTATAAAACAAAAAACAGTTTTTTCGTTATCATAGTATGATAATTATTAATGAAGCAGACACACAGACCTTTAACATAATTCCAAGAAATAGTAACGTAGAATACGATACAGATGAATCTGGTAATGTTAGAGTACTAGCAGGCAAGCTAAGTGTTAAGTTTGTAGAAGAAGAAACTAATGACGGTTCTAGTAGTCTAAACAATCAAAGTGATAAACACGATAATTATTTAGCTTTAAATGTTACTGCAACAAGCAACAGATTTAGAAAGAACTTTAATTATTTTATGACAGTAACTAATTTTACAACAGGTAAATTAGTTTATAGAGATAGGGTTATGGTATTAGCAGATGGAGATGTTCCTTACGATAATAAGGCTATTCATACAATAAACAATAATGAATACGACCCATACGTTGGTTCTTCTAGTGATAACGAATATATTATACTAAATGACTAATAAAGAAAAAAATAACTCAATAAGAGTAGTAAACTTATCTGGTTATGAAATACCAGAGGTGAAAGAAGTTTACAATAAAAAGTGGATTTCTTATGGAGAAAACAACGACTACTTTGATACACTTATTGAAAGATATTTAGGTTCACCTACTAACAGCAGATGTATCAACGGTATTGTTGATATGGTATATGGTAGGGGGTTAGAAGCTACAGATAGCAAAGACTTCCCTGAAATGTATGCTAAATTTAAGGTATTAATTAGACCTAAAGATGTAAAGAGAGTAGCTAACGACTACAAAATGTTAGGTCAAGCTGCTATGCAAGTAGTATACAACAAGCCTAAAACAAAAATAATAAAGGTACTGCACTTTCCTATGGAGTGTTTACGAGCAGAAAAGTGTGATGCAAAGGGAAAAATAAACGCATACTATTATCATCCTAAGTGGTCTGAAATAAAACCTAGTGATACTCCTAAGAGAATCCCTACTTTTGGTAACGGTACAAAAAGCGAAACATCAGAGCTATATATATTTAAACCTTACAGAAGTGGCTTTTATTATTATGCTCCTGTTGATTATCATGGATGTTTACAATATTGTTCTTTAGAAGAAGAAGTAAGCAACTATCACATCAGTAACATAAAGCAAGGATTACAACCTAGCTTACTTATAAACTTTAACAATGGGATTCCTAACGAGGAAACTCAAGAGATTATTGAAAGAAAAATATATGATAAATTTAGTGGCAGTTCTAATGCAGGTAAATTTATTTTAGCATTTAACGAATCTATAGAAACTAAAGCAGACCTAGAACCTATTCACTTACCAGATGCTCATGCGCAGTATCAGTTCTTGTCTGATGAGAGCAGAGAAAAGATTATGTTAGGACATGGTATTGTATCTCCTATTCTACTAGGTATAAAAGACAATACAGGGTTTGGGAATAACGCAGAGGAGTTAAGAACTGCTTCTATATTGATGGACAATATTGTTATTAGACCGTTCCAAGAAGGAATTATCGAAGGTATTAATGACATACTAAACTTTAACAAGATATACTTAAACCTATACTTTGTAACCCTACAACCGATTGAGTTTACAGAGCTAGACAATATCTCCACAAGAGTTAAGAGAGAAGAAGAAACAGGTGAGAAATTAAGCTCACAGGAAGTAACAGACTTTACTGATGAGGAAGGAGACGACATGTTAGAGCAATTAGAGGCTCTAGGAGAGCGCATCTCTGACGATTGGGAGCTTATACATTCCGAAGAGGTAAAAGACTCGGAAAAGGACTTTAATTTAGCTAATTTAGCCGATATAAACGCTGCTCCTAGTAAGAAGTCAAAACAAGACAGGGGAATATTTAAAGTAAGATATGCTTATATGCCTTTAAGAAAGTCTCCTAATAGCAGAGAGTTTTGTAAAAGAATGGAGTTATATACTCAAGATAATATTGTATTTAGGAAAGAGGATATTGGACTAATGAGTTTTAGAGGAGTAAACAAAAAACTAGGACACAAAGGTAGAAACTATTCTCTATTTAAATACAAAGGTGGTAAAAACTGTAAGCATTACTGGGAGTTAAGAGTATATAGAAAAAAAGTATCTGATGATACAAAGGTTAGTGTTAATCAAGCAGCAAAAGACGGATTTGTAGAACCTAATAATCCTTCAGAGGTATCTGTTAGACCAGCAGATATGCCGAATGCAGGAGCTTATCCAAATAGTTAAGATTATGGCAAAAGCATTATTTATAACAGTAATAGACTTAAAAAGAAAATCTATAATAGATGGTAACTTAGATGCTGACAAGGTAATTCAGTTTATTGAGGTAGCACAAGATACACATATACAAAATTATTTAGGAACAGATTTATATAACAAGCTACAGCAGTTAATAACAGATAATGAGATTAACTTAGGTTCTAATGCTGCCTACAAGACACTGCTTACAACATATATTAAACCTATGTTGATTTGGTTTACACAAAGCAACTATCTTCCGTTTGCTATGTATCAAGTATCTAACGGAGGTGTATTTAAACATAGAAGTGAAAATGCTGATTCTGTAACACAGGAAGAGATAGCTATGCTAACAAACAAAGTATCTGAAACTGCAGAGTTTTATACTAGAAGGTTTATTGATTACATGAGTTATAATCAGACTTTATATCCAGAATATAACTCTAATTCCAATGAGGATATGTACCCTGACAAAGATGTTAACTTTCATGGATGGGTTCTTTAATTATGGGGATGTATAAACCGAAAAAGATTAATGTTGAAAAACTAAAACAATATTTAAAACGACAAGAAAAAAATGGCGAATACAATAAACTGGGGGAAATCATACAGCGAGAGTTATTGGGGCAACGCAACAACAACCAATAGTTGGGGAGATGATTATATAGTAGAGTATTTGACTTCTGATTTAAACAGAAGAGTGCAGATATACGAGAACAACACAATGACTAATCAACTATTAGAGAATATACAATGAGTT